AAGTCGTCTTCCCACTCAATATCTGCTGTCGCCCAATCTTCCCGCAGTATGCCTCTCGCCTCTGCTGGCGTCAATACAAAGTTGTTAATTGCCGCTGAAAGCGTCTGCATTGTGCGGGTAAGTCGTTCAGCCTCGTCCAGTTCAGACAACTGGAACATCGGTTCCCACTCGACTCGGAATGATGCAGTAAAATCACTACCAGCACGGTTATCGGTCAGCCGCACAAAACGTGTCAGAAAGTCGCGCATGTCCCGCTCGACGCGACCAGTGCGAAGTCGCTCAACCTTATTGAAGTAGTTTTTAATGTCAGTTTCAGACCCAGTGACAGTACCGCTTTGCGTGCCGAAAAGCACGCTTTTTGTCATTTCCTGTGACGCACAAATCTGTTCGAAAATTACGTCAAAATATTCACGCGGCTGAAGTTGACCATCGGTCTGAAAGTCGTTGACCTCATACCCGTCTGGCGTGACAAGTTCTGACTTCGCATTGAGGTTCTGCATCTCCTGTTCTGCAACCTCAAAGTCGTCCTCGTCTGCATTTTCAGGAAGGCTGACGTGGTACATCTTTGCCGCATAGCGGAAGATTGTCTCCATCAGCGACCAGTTGCCTTTCTTCAGCCCACGAAGCAGATGGTACGACGACAGCAATACAGAGTCGCCTTCATATCGGCCCAACGTTGGCGCACCCAAATCACCATCTGACGTGCGATTGACTGTGTGGTGGTGAAGGCGGTTGGCGTGATAAAACTTCACTTGGTCGGTGGGGTACTTGTTGTCAATCCAGTTCGGCTCACCAATCAGATAGCCAAGTGGTTCTTTGTACGTGGGCGACTGTGGGTCGGTGTCCATGACAATGCCTGTCGGACGGATTTCGTAATTATCCCACCCCATTTCTCGAAGTGGGTCAGCCTCGTCGTTGGCAGAAATGACACCGTGATTGCCCGTAAACCACGCTAAGTCATCAAGTGTAAACGTTTCAAGCTTTCTCACACTACTGACAGTCGCATCGTCAGCCAGCGGGTCTTCCCACACACCTTCGGTGTCGTCTTCCAGCACAAAGTACGTAAGTGCAAATCCGTCTTTCCGTGCCTTCTTTAGTCCAAACTTATATTCTTTAACCCACCCAGTGTCCTGCAGAATCTGCTCGTAATTACGACCTTCCTCTTCGTCTTCAAGGTCAAAGCCATGTTTAAACGCATCGTCAACTGGCTTATCGACAAGGGTGTTGCCAAGCGACGTGCGATAGAGCCATCGCAACTCATTAATTGTCGGGTCGCCCATCAGTTTGCGTGGGTCAACCTCGTCAGACGAGTCACCCATCTTGGTTCCCGTCTGGCGGCCCTCACGCTCGCTGTATGGTCCCCGAGTCGATACTGGTCCCCCATTGGGGAATGACGTAGAAGCGTCGGTGGTGGCTTCCTCAGCCACCTGACCAACATTGAAATCACTCATGTATTAGTATCCTGCTCGGGTCTGTGTCCCGATGCTCTTTAGTGTACGTTGACTGCCAAACCGATTGGCCGCAATCCAACAGTAGACAAATGCTTGGAACGCATCGTCATTGCGGTCAGCCAACACCTTTAACTTCTTTTTCCCGTCAGTCGTCTCAACACGGTCAGTGTACGGTGCAGTCAGATGGTCAAGCAATTTCTGCTGTGTTCCATCACGCCCGTCAGTCAGGTCAGCACTCGGCACGGTAATATTGCCGTTCTTCATAGAGGCGACCATGTTCTCAATCATGTGCGTCCGTGCCACCGTGCAGAACGATGAATCAGTAAACCCACTGTCGGAAAACTTTGGACGGTCTTTGTCCTTGATGTTACCGTAAATCACACCACAGACGTTATCATATCCTTCAGCGTTGCGGATGTTGTTACCGTCTTGCAAGTCCTCACGCTGTTTTGCACCGTACCCCTCGTCAACTGCCACACGGTCAACGTCGTACCGAATCATGTAATCCTCAACACGCTCCAACTCGGCCTGCTTGTTGAGGTCCGAATCGAGGTAATCGATGGTCCGAATGTCCATCACATCCTCGTATTCTTCTGCCACGACGATTACCGTATCGGATGCGCCTTCAGAACTACCACCGCCCCAGTCCACGCCCATCACGACAGTGCTGTCATCATAGCGGCGTTCATCCTCAAACCCACGCGTGTCGTCAAACGCCCCGCCCTCACCAGTCAGGTGTGTCTCGGCAAGGAGGTCGTTTTCAGGCGTGTAAAAGTTCGCAAGGACTTCGTTTTGGAACTTTTTTTCCGTGTACTTCTGCCGCTTGAACTCAATCTTTGCATCGTTGTGCAGTGGAGACGCGTACTGGTCAATGTGCCAACCAGTAACGTTGTAGCCTTCAATTGATTCTGCGGCGGCTTCTTTCTGCTGTATCTCCGTTACCGTATCCGCCACGTCGTCGGAGAATGTTTCCGCATCCTCCACCTCCTCATACGCAACGTCTGTTTCTTCTTCGACAAATTCCTTGAGGTCTGCAACTTCAGCGCGCAGTTCCTCACGACGTTCCTTCAGTGCTTGCGGAATAAACTCGTCAGCGTCGTCCTGTGACACCCACTCGTTTTCGTCTGCGTCCCAATCCTTTTGGTCTGACATTTTCCACAAGTCACCAAAGAATGAGTTATCCATCTTCGGCGTCCCAATCACAATAATGACTGGGAAATATTCGACTTGCGGAACCGACTGGTCTACTGCTTCAAGGAACGTGGAGAACATTCCTTCGTCCACGTCCTGAAACTCGTCAATGATGCCCATATGCCCGTGAAGCCCACGAAGCGCGTCACCATCGCCGTATGCAGTACGCGCCTTTACGTCGGCTTCGACGGGCGTCTTCGTCCCATCTTCCTGTTCAAGCACTCGCTCGAACTTTTGGTGGGAGATGTTATCTTTGGTCCGAAGCTGGTCAATACCACTGTTTTTCGCGGCTCCCTTAAATCGGTCCATCACTTCACGGAACTGCGCTTCCCGTGGGGCAGTCACATCAACTTCAACAATTGGGTACTCGGATACTGCCCAATCTGCCGCCATCGTTGCTGTTGTCGTCTTGAGACAGCCACGAGCAAAGTTGAGGACAACAATGTCGCCCCAGTTTTCAGGGACCAGTGGGCTGTCGTCGTCAACGAGGTAGCGGAGGGCCTCACCGTCTTCGGGACCATTGTCGTCATAAAAATCGTATTCGCGTGACGGGTCATTCGGGTGCCGCCACATTCGACGCGCATACAGACGAATATCGTGCGGAAGGAGTGTCCGCATCCGCTCAGGCATACCCTCGTGTCGCATTAGTTATCTCCTTCGTTCAGAATACTCGCCGCAATATCTTCCTGCCCATCCACATTATCGCCGTCAGACTCTTTCACGTCAAGGGTGTAGTTGTTCTGCGGCACCACAATGTCGCCACCGTTACTCTCGTCCATTTCGACGCCACCAGTTTCAAGGTGGTCACGAATATCGGACGACAGGCGGCTAATCGGCAAGTGGAGGTGGTGTTCCGCAGTGCCGTCAATCGTGTCAGTGAAGTGGCCTTCCATGTCAGTGGCCTGTTCCGTCACCGTCTTCTCGACACCATCACGGAACACAATTTCACGCATATTGTTCACTTCCACTTCCGACAGCGCCGCTTGCAGTAGCTCAGACGCTTGAAGTGAGTACATGGTATTCGTCGGAATCGGAATCCCAATATCCACAGCGTCTTCACTAATCATCTCACTGTCCTCAGTGTCAATGGACCGATAATGCACTTCTGTCTCAAAGTCGTAGGTGGACTGCTCAAGTAGCCCACCCATCAGTTCCATTGCGAAGATGAACTTTTCTGCACTCAACCGCTTTGCGAAATTTAAATAGTTGTACGCAAAGTGGCCGTGTTCAAACAGTTCGTCGGCTCGTTCAATTAGTGCCATTCTTGCCTTGTGATGTTTACAGGTCGTAAAGTCTTGTCCAAAATTCGTTCCCGCCATGCCCGTACAGTAACGGGTCTGTCCATACCGTTCGTAGGTGAACTTCAGCACATGACCGCACGGCATATAGGCGTAGTCGTCTGGGTCGGGTGGTTCTGCGGTGCCACCCATCGGGTTCAACCGAAACTCGCCATGCTCGTCGCGGCCCCACACTTCATCCCCATTCTTGATAAACAACTCCACATCGTCAGGAACAGTATCAGGAACTCGCTCCCGCAAATCTTCTTGTGATGTATTGTTGTCAGTCATAGTAAAAACGGGTATGCCGTGTGGTTCGTACACAAAGGTACGAATGTCCCGACGTGCTTCCTACACACTACGAGACAGGGACAGCAGGACACACTGTGATAACCGTCCGAAGAAAAATCGAACACACAGTTTCTCCTGCATATACATATTGACTTGACGGCAGTACTTAAAGACTCTTGTGAGAGGTGTACCTACCAGCATACTGTATGGGAGAAAAGTGGAGGGGGGGCGCAGTTATTCCAACAGTTTTCGCACAGTGCGTCGGATTTGCGTAATCCCAGATGCCGATAG